ATTTATCAATCATTGAGAGTCAGTAATTATGACGCAACCTGTCCAATTTCCAGCTAGACAACAGCGCGGCTTGGCTAAATTGGCCAAGTTGTCGCTTGATTTTACGATTAACAACACTTTAGACCCCCGTATCACATTCAGCCGCACCAGTAACGCTACGCTTGTCGGTCCAGATGGTTTGATTCAGTATGCCCCACATAACTTACTGACTTATTCAGAGCAGTTTGATAATGCGGTTTGGACAAAAACTAGCGTAACTGCAAGTCCCAACATAACTACTGCACCAGATGGTACAACTACAGCTGATACAGTGGTTTATTCAGGTGCTTCTGTAACCCCATCGCAAACTATAACAAGCGCGACTACTACTTACACAATATCTACTTATGTTAAGTCAAGCAATACTTCATTTTGTAGATTGCGGGTTTCTGCTGTTGGGGGTGGCAGCACATCATTTAGCTCTTACTTTAATATTGCTACAGGTGTTGTTTCGTCAACTGGTGTTGCTACAGCTGATTTTGGTTCGTTACTGCCAAGTATTACATCGGTAGGTAATGGATGGTATCGAATATCAGTTACATTTACTGTATTGTCAGCAGTAACATCAAATATATATGGGATTGTAGCAGCTCAAACTTCTGGCGGTGCATCCTCCGCTGGTGATGAACTTTATATATGGGGCGCACAACTAAACGAAGGTGCACTACAGCCTTACTATTCAACAACTGTTAAAAACCTACTCGGATATAGCCAGAACTTTGATAATGCGGCTTGGACAAAAAATAATATAACTGTTTCAGCAGATGTAACAATTGCTCCTGACGGTAATACTACCGCTGATAAGTTAGTTGAATCAACTGCTAATGGCTCACACTATATTAGACAATTTCCCTCAATAACTTCTTCTGTTACATATAGTGTTTATGCAAAAGCAGCAGAACGCAGTAAATTTCAACTTGATTTATTTGATTCTACTAATGGAACTAGAAATGCTTTATTTAATTTAACTAATGGAACAGTTGAAGCTATAGTAGGGACTGGAGTTGTAGCTTCGATAACCCTAACTAATAATGGTTGGCATAGATGTTCAGTAACAGTTCCATCAAGTGCTAGTGGAGGTGATTGTAAAATTGCTCTATATACAACATCTAACTCCTACATAGGCGATGGTACATCAGGCATCTACATCTTTGGCGCTCAGTTATCAGACTCAGCTTCACTAGATCCCTACAGCTATAATCCAGTAGCAGCACCAACTTCTACGGCTTACTATGGCCCAAGATTCGACTACGACCCTGCTACTTTAGCGCCTAAAGGGTTGTTGATTGAGGAGCAGAGGACTAATTTACTTATCTGTAGTATCCCAAATTTAGCTATTCCTACTGGTTGGAGTGTAGGAATTGGTGGAGGTACATTTACTCATACGTTAGTAACTGCGCCAAGCCAATTTTTAGGATTTCAAAGTTTTATCTTACAAGACCAAGTAACATCAGGTCGTGGGTTCTTAACAACTTCAATCACATTATCGGCAAGCACAACATATACCTTAACTTGTTATTTTGATACAACAAATACTTATGTAACTTCAGGAAGCCCTACAATTGTGTTTATTGGGGGTTTGGCTGATGCAACAGGAACACTATCAGCTAGTGTTTCTTCAATTGACAGTACTGGGAAAGTATCTATCACGTTTACAACGGGAACAAGTATTGCCGCAACTATTAGGGTAGGTATTGGTGCTAGTAATACGGCTGTTGGCAGAGCTTCATATAGTGCATGGCAACTAGAAGCAGGCGCTTTCCCAACCTCATACATCCCAACAACCTCAGCTACCGTAACTCGTGCGGCAGATAATGCCTCAATGGTGGGTAGTAATTTTTCGAGTTGGTATAACCAGAGTGAAGGGACTATGTATAGTCAATGGATGTTGGGCGGGGATAATATATCTGCTAATGTGTACAACATTAATGACACTACAAGTGCTAATTATATTAGAAATAGATATAACTCAGCCGGAAGTGGCAACGACAACGCGGTAGCAGTATCAAACATCGTTCAACTAGCACTTGCAGCTACAAACCAAATAGCTTTATATGCAATGTATAAAAACGCAATGTCATATAAACAAAATGATTTTGCTAGGTCAGCGAATGGCACATTGATAACAGGTTCTACTGGAAATATCCCAGTTGTTAGTCAAATGATTATAGGCGGAGTCGTTGGCGACTATCTCAACGGTCACATCCAATCCATCAAATACTACCCAACACGTTTACCTAACGGCACATTACAGGGATTAACAGCATGATTGATTATTACTTAAAGTTTAAAGACCAAGCTGAAGCCGAAGATGTCTTAACTAATCTAGGTTTCTTAACTGAAGTAGAAGATGAATCTGGAAGTCTAGTTCTAGTATCTACAGGACTAGCTTCTATTGATTTTGTAGGTATTATCCATAAACCGACTGGTAAAATGCTGAAAGATGAAGATGGCAACGAATACCCAGCGTTTGCGGCGATAGACGGCTATCATGTGAATGTCAGAGCAGGTGAAGAAATCCCTGTTTTAGATACTTACAAAATCGAACCAAAAACACCGTTGAGGGTTTGGGCATGAAAGGCGTAGGCATAAGAGCATTAACACCTAAGCAAGAGGCGTTTGCCAAACTTGTGGCTGATGGTAGCGATAAGGCTAACGCTTACCGAATAGCTTACAATTCAGGTTTTAGCAAACAAGGCTTGGCAACTAAAGGCAGTGAAACCGCTAAACGTCCAGCAGTAGCGGCTAGAATTGCAGAATTAAAAGCAGATGTTCGAAAACTTGAGTTATGGTCAAAAGAAGATTCAATTCGAGCATTAATTAACGTCATTAATGATCCAGATAAAAAAAGCGATGTTGTAACAGCGGTTAAAGAACTAAACAACATGCATGGTTTTAATTCAGCAACAGAACTCAAACATACTGGCGATATTGCTATTACTCAAATTGTAAGAAAGATTGTTGATGCAACTTCAAATTGAAACACCACGGGCATTTTTGCCACTATTAAAGCCAAGCCGCTACAAAGGCGCGCATGGTGGTCGTGGTAGCGGAAAATCTTATTTTTTTGCTGAATTATTGGTTGAACGCTGTTTAATGCAAAAAACCCATGCGGTTTGTATTCGTGAAATTCAAAAGTCTTTAAATCAGTCAGTAAAAAAACTGATTGAAGAAAAAATTGAAGTATTGGGCGTTCAAAAACATTTTGAAATCCAAGAAACATTGATTAAAGGCAAAAACGGTTCGCTAATTATCTTTCAAGGTATGCAGAATCACACAGCCGATACAATCAAATCGCTTCAAGGTTATGACATTGCATGGTGTGAAGAAGCACAAAGCTTATCATCACGTTCACTTGAATTATTACGGCCAACTATTCGTAAAGAAAAATCAGAAATTTGGTTTAGCTGGAATCCAGACCAACCAACTGACCCTGTTGATGAGTTTTTACGGTGCGAAAATCCACCACCTGATGCAATAGTATGTGAAGTAAACTATATGGATAATCCGTGGTTTCCTGATGTATTGCAACAAGAAATGGATTACGATAGATCGCGTGATCCAGACAAATATCTCCATGTTTGGTGTGGTGGCTACAATACAAACTCAGAAGCCAGAGTTTTTAAAAACTGGACAATCAAGGAATTTGAAGCGCCGCTTGGCATGATGTTTAGATTAGGTGCTGACTGGGGATTTGCTAAAGATCCAACGGTTTTGGTTAGATGTTTTGCAGTAAATAACAAATTGTTTATTGATTATGAAGCGCACATGGTTGAGTGTGAAATACCAAACACACCGGATTTGTTCAGACGCATACCAGAATCTGACAAATGGTTTATTACTGCCGATAGTTCACGTCCTGAAACAATATCATACATGCGAAAACATGGATTTCCTAAAATCAATCCAGCCGAAAAAGGAAAAGGCAGTATTGAAGATGGAATTGAATTTCTAAAATCGTTTGATATTGTTGTTCATCCGCGATGTGTTGAAACAATCAAGGAATTAACACTGTATAGCTACAAAGTTGACCCATTGACTGGAACTGTTATGCCAATATTTGAAGATAAAAATAACCATGTAATTGACGCATTACGCTATGCATGTGAAGGCATTAGAAAAGCCAGCAAAGTTAAAACTGTTAAACCAATCGTCCAGCCGTATCGTCAATACGATGTCGGCATAATGTAACTATTAATCAAGAGCCGTTATGTACAACGATATTTATCCACAGCAAAATAAAGATAATGCCGCTACCAATTATTTCGATGGTGAAGATATTGGCTTTATGCAAGAACAAGAACGATTGGCAAAACTTAAAGCGTTTGCTGGTAAATTAACGCAAAAACGCAAAGAAGCCGAGGATGGTAGACGGCAATCTGGCATTGAAGATAAATGGAACGAGGACGATGATCATTACAACGGCATCGACAATGCTAATCGCAAAGAAATGATGTTGAAATCACCATCGGTTGCAGGTAGTCCGTACTATCTGAAGCCAATGACTGATGATCAAGTACGTTCAACCGTGTTTGTGAATATTACTGCGCCTTATGTTGATATGGCTTCAAGTCGTGTAGCTGACATGTTGTTACCTACCGATGATAAACCGTTTATAATTAAAGCCACGCCAATTCCCGATATTGAAGCGGCTATTCAGAATAATGATCCAATGCCTGGTGGACAACATACAGTAGGTGAAGCTGCTCAAGCGTTTGTTAAAGAGGCCAATGACAAAGCAACCAAGGCTGAAACTCAAATTTGGGATTGGTTGATTGAATCAAATTGGCATTGTGAAGCGCGTAAAGTATTAGAGCAAGCGGCAAGAATCGGCACTGGTGTAATGAAAGGGCCATTTCCAGAAGTACGCAAAAAACGCAAAGTAACTAAATCAGAAGATGGCATTGCACTAGAAATTGTTGAAGAAATAAAGCCGGCTTCAAAATTTATTGATGTTAGGAATTTATATCCTGATCCAACATGTGGTGGATGTATTCACGATGGCTCATATATTTTTGAAAAAGACGAAATAAGCTTGCGCCAATTGCGTGACCTTAAAGGATTGCCAGGCTATATTGATTCTGAAATTGATGCTTTGATAAAAGAAGGCCCAAATAAAAAATACATCAATACTCGTGGAGATGCAAAAGACCAAGACAAATTTGACATTTGGTACTACCACGGTGAAGCTAACGCAGACGATTTGCAAGCAGCAGGATTAGACGCAGAAGAAGGCGATGAAATCCCTGTTGTTGTCGTAATGATTAACGATAGAGTGATTAAAGCCAGTGTCAGTATTTTTGATAGTGGCTCATTTCCCTATGACGTTATGGTTTGGCAACGTCAAATTGATCATTGGTGCGGTATTGGTGTTGCAAGACAAACTCGCACACCACAACGAATTGTTAATGCGGCAACTCGCGCAATGTTAGACAATGCTGGCGTAGCGGCAGGCCCTCAAATTGTTATACGCCGTGGTGCAGTCACTCCAGCCGATGGTGAGTGGAGCGTTACACCAATGAAACTTTGGACAGTTGATGAAGATGCTGATGTTAATGATGTTGCTCATGCTATTCAAGCAATTCAGATACCAACCATGCAAGCTGAACTTCAAAACATTATTAAATATGGTTTTGAATTAGCGGAAAAATCCACCAATATGCCATTGTTAATGCAAGGCAATCAAGGCAATGCAACGGATACCGTTGGTGGCATGACAATTCTTGATCGTAATGCTTCGTCAGTATTACGCCGAATTGCTAAAATTTGTGATGATGATTTAACTGAGCCGCATATTCAACGTTATTACGAATGGCTATTAATTTATGGTGAAGATGATTCGTGTAAGGGCGATTTTTCTATTGTGTCATTAGGTAGTACAGCGTTTTTTCAACGTGATGCAGAAAACCAAGCAATTATGCAGTTATTGCCATTAGCAGGTAATCAAGGATTCCATCTTGATCCAGATAGACTAATGGTGGAAATCTTAAAAATGAATCGGATTAGTCCTGAGCGCGTTAGATACACTGATGCTCAGATTATGGAAATGCAAAAAGCCGCTCAACAAAATCCACCTGTTGATCCTAGAATTGAAGGACAAATTAAAGTTGAGCAATTGCGTCAACAAGGCGATATGCAACGCGAACAATTGCGCCAACAATCAACACAAGCTGAATTAACACAAAAAGCCAAGCTTGATGAATCTGAAATCGCTTTGAAAATTCACTTAGCGCAAGAAGAGATGCAACATGCTAAAGAAATGAAGCAAATGGAATTAAATCTTGAAATGATGAAATTAAGCCAAGCGCAAAATATTTCTTTAGATGAAATTAAAGCCAAGCTATCAAGCGATGTAATGAAGCTAAGAACACAAAAAGAATTGTCAGAACAATCATTAATGGCACAAGCTGGCGCACAAGGCAGAGAACACGCTTATGCAAAACAAGTAGCAACACCAGTTACCGAACCTGCTGGCAGAGCTGATAACGGCCATGCATTTGAACAATGATTTTATTGACTTTTTAAATTAAACAGCGTTTAATTAACTACGAATATGCTACTTACTAAAACAGAACAAGAATCAATCCTTTGGAAAAAAATAGAAGCCCGTTTAAACGAGTTACTAGAATCCGATAGGCGAGCATTGGAAAAGATTAGTAATAGCGTCGAAATGACCGCAGTAATTCGCGGTCGAATTAAAAGAACCCGTGAGCTAATCGCTTTCGGTTCGGCCACAGAAGTGACTGAAAATTTTGATAACTAACTAAAAGGCTATCGCAATGAGTGAAAATTTATTTGAATCGAATGACGATTTTGATGATGTTGACGATAATGAACAATTAGAGCCGACACAAGATGAAGTAATCGAGGATAATTTTAATGAGGGCATTGCTATAGCCCGAAATGAAGAACATGAAACACCGATACTAGAAAGCTCATTTTCTTTATCAAAAGAAGATTGGGAAGAAGTCGCGGCAAAAGCTAAAAGTTATGATGACTTGCAAGAAAGATTGACTAAAACACACGACAAAGCGTTCGGAAAAATTGGCCAATTAGAACAAGAGTTAAAAGAACTTAGAGCTATTAAAGCACAGCAATTTGAACCTACACCCATTACAAAAGAAACATTTAAAAATGTAACTGAGTATTTTGCGGATGAAGATTTTGCTGAAAAGCTTGCAAGTGATTTAGCTGGTATTCAATTTGGTGGCAATGGTACTTCATCATCTGAACTTGAAATTATTCGACAAGAAATTGCATCGTTTAAACAAGAATCAGAAATAAAAATACTAACCGTTTTACACCCAGACTGGAAAGACGTAGTAAATAAGCCTGAATTTGACACTTGGCAACAATCTTTAAGCCCAGAAGGGAAAGCAGAGTTGGCCGCTTTGCAATCTGAAAAATGGGATGGATTACAAGCGGCAAAAGCTATTACAGGTTTTAAAAGCTGGGAAAAACGAAAAGCTGATGCTGAAATTAAAAAGCAAGAAAGATTGTCGCAAGCTGTACCATTAAAAGGCGCGGGAATTGCAACAAGAACATCAACGCTTGATTCAGAAGATGCTTTTAATGCTGGTTTAGAAAATGTTCGTAAATCAAGAAAACTTTAAGTAATACCAACGGTTGGGTTATTTGAAAACCTAATCTTAACGTTTGGCAGTTGGTGCGCTGACTGCTGGGTACACGTTTTTTATAATAGGAGATGCTCAAATGAGTATGCAATACTTTGATACCAGCCCTGCAAGGATTGGTAAATTGGCGGGTGAAATCATCGGCCATGCAATGTGGACAGAGGTTTTAACCCCTGCCATTGATCAAAAAGAAATGCCAAAGAACAAATCAGATACCGTAATTTTCCGTTCTTGGGTTCCTTATGGTGGTACTGCTGCCAACCCTAATACATTTTTTGCGGCTAATAACGCACAAGGTGTACAGTTAAACGGCGATAACTTTGCTACTTCGCATATTACTCAAGAAGGTGTTACACCTGCTGCCGATACAATTGTACCGCGCGATGTAACCATGATCTTGAATCAGTATATGGCTTTGTATGCTTTGACAGATAAAGACTTCGATTTGTACGAAGATGACATCCCAGAAGCAATGAAAGAACAAACTGGCGAACGTATGGGCTTAGTTCGTGAAATGGCTATTTACGGCCAAATGAAAAACTGCACAAACAGATTTTATGCTGGTTTGTCTGGCGGTTCTGCTGTTACTACTCGTGCTGGTGTTAACTTGCCAGTTCAAGAACGTTGGGTAAGTAAAGTAGCTCGTTCATTACAAGCTAATCACGCTAAACAAATTACCAAAATTTTGTCACCTAGTCAAAACTTTGGTACAACTCCTGTTGAAGCGGCTTTTGTTTGCTATGTACACACTGATGCTGAATACGATATTCGTCGTTTACCAGGCTTCCGTGAAGTAGCAGCATACGGTACACGCACACCAATTAGCGAATACGAATTAGGCACATGGCAGCGTATCCGTTTTATCGTTTCACCTGAATTGCAACCAATTCTTGCTGGTGGTGGTTCTGTTGGTACAACTGGTTTGCAATCTGTAGGCGGTTCAAACATCGACATTTATCCATTCATTTTCTTGTCAAAATCTGCTTTTGCTCAAGTTAAATTGCGTGGCGCGGCAGCGGTTGATCCTATTTGGTTGCCACCAGGACAAAAAGATAAAAACGATCCAGGCGGTCAACGTGGTTACATCGGTGCTAAATTCTGGCACACATGTGGCGTGTTGAATCAAGGCTGGATTGCTGTACTTGAAGCTGGCGTTTCTGCCCTTTAATTACTGATGCACAAGGATGTGCTTAATATTTTTGGAGATTTTTAAATGGCTACTTTAGTTTCTGCACTGAATCAACAGGAATCAGTCGATAACAGAACAAATAAGCTGTCTAATCGTCGTGATGGTATTGAGTTAAACCGTTTATTAGCAGCTGCACAGTATGATATTGCTGTATTGCAAGCTAATTATGCGGCCTTGTTAACTCGTTTGGATACTATCGCAACGACCGCCGGCGCATCTGCTATTACTGGCACTGCGTTTGGTTCGGCTAACCGTAATACTTACGGTCCTGACGTTCCAGGCACTACACAGCTTACATCCACAACATTCTTACCATAACAGGAGTTACTTATTATGGCTGAAAAAAATGCTTTTTACGGGTTGAATTTAAACTTCCCGACTGGCGGCATCACTGCCACTTCTGGCGCTGTAACCGTTACTGCTGGTACAGGCGGCTTAACTGCTACTAATGGTGGTTATTATGCTAACTTAACTGCTGGTGCTAAAACGCCTGTTTATTTTGATAACAATGGTAAAACATTGGCATCTACTGGTACTGCTGCACCTGTTCTTTTGTCTGGTTCATTCCCAGCATTAGTAAACGGTAGTACAACCAGTGTAACCTATGGTCAAGGCGCAATCGTTGTATTTGCATTGGCTAACTTAGCTACTATTAGTGGCATTGCCAATACACCAGTAGCATGGAATCAATCAGGTACAATTGGTTTGGTTGCTGTTGTTGGCCCTATTGCTAATATTGATCCTAATGGCGCTTTATTAGGCGCTGAAAATTCAGTTGGTCAAAACGGTGGTTCAGGTGCTTTGCAATTCCCTGATTTACCAGATTTGTTAACACCAGTAGGTTATTTCACAGTTAAAAATCCAGCGGGTTCTTCAACTGCAACATTTACCTTTGGTACAACCAACTGGAATGCGACAAGCATTGTAACAACTGCTTATAACATTACAGCATACCCATTAAGACCATTAGTTGGTTTTTAATTGGTTTGGCGGCTTGAAATATAGCCGCCATTTTTTTAATTTAAGAGGAAAATATAATGGCTCGTAGAGGAAGCATTAGTACAAATGAAATTGATCAGCCTTTTGCAACGCAAGAAATTGAATTGCCAGCAACAGGTCATATTGATAGAACTGATTCAATGTTTGATGATGATCAAATTGAAATCATTGATGAAACTGCTTTTAGAGAAGGCATTGAGCGTGAAAAATTTATGCGCGAAGAATTGTTGGTTGAGGTTCACGAAAGTTCAAACCCAAACGCCGAACAATTTATTCAAACTTATGTTAATGGCGTAGCGCAATTTTTTGAACGTGGCAAAACCATGAAAGTTAAACGCATGTTTGTTGAAGCATTGGCAAGAGCCAAACCATACACTATGCAAACACCAGAATATATTGACTCAAACGGCAACCGCTCAACAAAGATTGTTAAAACATCTGCTTTGGCTTATCCGTTTGCAGTATTAAGCGATCCAAGTGGCGAACGTGGCCGCCGTTGGTTAGAAAACATCTTAATGAGTGCTTAATTTATGACCTACCTAGAGCTTGTCCAACAATTAAGAATGGAAAGCGGCATTGCCGGAACTGGACCAACAACAACTGTTGGTCAAATTGGCGAACTAGGTAGATTAGTAAGTTGGATTGATGAAGCGTATGAAGATATTCAAAATAAACGGAATAATTGGCGTTTTTTGCGCAAAAACTTCACGCTTGCATTAGTTGCAGCACAAAACATTTATCCAAGATCATCAACGGCGCTTACTTTGTCTGGTGGCGCTGTTAAAAATTTTAAACGAAATAGTTTAAGAATTTACACTGACACGGTAAATTTTAGTGATGAATTATGGTTGCCAAATCGTGATTGGGATTTGTTTCGTGATAATCGGTTAAGAGGCGCTAGTTCAAATCAAACTGGCAGACCTATTGAATTTTCGTCTGATCCATCAAAAGATGTTTATGTATGGCCAAAACCTGATTCATCCGTGCCGTATTTTATTCGTGGTGAGTATTATCAAATTCCTGATGTATTTACATCAGATAATAGCGAACCTATTTTTGATACAAATCAAATGGCAATTGTTTATAACGCTTTAATGCGTTATGCGGCGTATGTTAGCGAACCTGCTCTGTTTACTTATGGTCAACAGCAATACAATAGATTAATAGGCAAGCTTGAAGCTGATTGGGCTGAGCCTATTAGCCGTGGTGGTGCTTTAGCATGAAGATTACCAAACTGCCTATTAATCCGCACAAAGCCGATTTTATTCAATTTACAGGCGGTTTAGATACAACTTCACCGCAAATCCTAATTCCATCTGGTTATTGCAAAGACGCTTTAAATTTTGAAGAAGATATTCTTGGCGGCTATGCAACCGTAACCGGCTATGAACGTTATAATGGTAGATTATCACCATCAGAAGCATTGTTTTATTATTTATCTTATACAGGCAGTGCTGGCGCAATTGCTGTTGGCTCAACCATCACTGGCGCAACATCAAGCGCTACAGGTTATGTTTTAGCCATTACGCCAACACAGTTTGTATTAACATCAATTACTGGCGTATTTAATGCGTCAGAAACGCTTGTTTCTCATTCTAGCATTACAGTAAATGGCCCTGCTGGTGTTGGTTCAGTTTATGATGATACAACTGCTTATTATCAATTTTTAGCCAGTCAGCATTATCGTGGATTTATTGGCAAAGTAGGTGATGGCGCTTGTTCTGGTAGCGTGCTTGGGGTTTGGTATTATAAAGGCATTGTATATGCCTTCCGAAATCTTGTTGCTGGCGGTGTTGGTATGTTCAAATCAACATCAAGTGGTTGGTCACAAATCAGCTTAGGCATAGAAGTTTATTATCAGCATGGAAAAATTTCTGGCGGCATACCAGCAATTGGCACAACAATAACAAAAAATAGCACTAGCGCTGTATTAAAAGCAATTACTATTGAAAGCGGTTCGTTTGCCTCTAATGATGCGGCTGGCCGTTTAATATTTGCAACAATTACTGGTGGCCCATTTACAGTAGGGCCGCTTACTGGTGGCATGGTAGCTAATGTTGTAAGTCAGCATACAATCACTATTCCAAATCAAAATGGTCGTTATGAATTTGTAACCGATAATTTTACAGGATTATCAACCACATCAAAAATGTATGGTGTTGATGGCAAGAACCGTGGTTTTGAATTTGATGGAACAACATTTGTTCCTATCAATACCGGCAACACTAGCGATACACCATTGCATCTAACAGTTCATCAAGGTTATTTGTTTTATTCGTTTGATGGTTCTGTTCAATTCAGCGCTTTGGGCGATCCTTATAATTGGCAAGCTATAAGCGGTGCAACTGAAATTGGTTGCGGTGATAATGTTACTGGCTTTATGCGTCAACCTGGTAATGAAACATCACCAGCATTAGGAATTTATTGTCGCAATCGTTCGTATGTTTTGTATGGCAATAGCGCAACCACTTGGCAATTGATCAACTTTAATGATACTGCTGGCGCGTTGCCGTACTCAATGCAAAAAGTAGGTGGTCATGCGTTTGTTTATGATGATCGAGGCATATCTGATATTCAATCAACATTGAATTTTGGTAACTTTTTACAAGCAACCATTAGCCAGCGAATTAAATCAGTATTAGATAGCAAACGAAATTCGTTTGTTGAATCTCATATCTTGCGAGATAAACAACAATTACGATTGTTTTTTAACGATGGAACAGCAATTTATGCAACATTAGGTGCAACAGTAAACTCGTTTATGCCAGTTGCATTTCCTGAGACTGATATTGTTACATGTTCAGTATCTCAAGAAACTTATGGCGGCGGCAATGATGTTGCTTTTGTTGGCATGACAAATGGTTATGTTATGCAAATGGAACGTGGAACAAGCTTTGATGGTCAAATTATTACAGCAAATCTTAGTCTTGTTTTTGACAATTCAAAGTCTTATCGAATGTTAAAGCGTTATCGTCGGATTTCACTTGAAATGTTTGGTGAAGGATATGTTGAATTCAATGTTGATTATGATTTGAATTATGCTGATACAGATTATGCTCAACCGGATACATTTTTTAATACAGCAAATACAGCCAGTATTTCGTATGATAGCGGTGTTTTTTGGGATAGTGGCTGGACTTGGGATGGAACGCCGTTAACCAATAAATCTATTGCAATTGAAGGTGACGGCATGAACATTGCGTTAAAATTATCAGTAGCAAGCAATTATTTTTACCCAATCAACTTTAATGGTGCGTTACTTGAATACTCACCACAGCGTATGCTTAGATAAAGGATAAAAGAAATGACAGATTGGTACATAGCCAGCGGCAATCCAACACAAGGTTCGGCAGGTGCGTCAAACGTACTGCGAAGTGAATACAATTCTATTGCCGCAGCGTTTTCAAAAATGCCAGCATTAACTGGCTATGGTGGATTGTTAGTTGGTGTCAACAGTTCTGGAACTGCGTTACAAACCTATTCTTATTCAGAAGTTTTTACAGCATTAAACATTACACAATTAAATGGCGTAACTATTGGTGCTATTACACCTTCTACTGGTGCTTTTACAACGTTATCTGCTAGTGGCGCTGTTAGTGGTAACGGTTTTGATGCTTATTTATCTTCACCACCTGTTATTGGCAAAACAAAAAAATCATCTGGCGCATTTACTAGACTATCTGGCGGTGCAAACAGTGTTGTTACTGGCTCGATTTCTGGTACAACATTGACTGTAACTGCTGTTACTGCCGGCGGCTTGTTTGTTGGTCAATCTATTACAGGATCGGACGTAACGGCTGGAACAACAATTACAGGATTAGGTACGGGTACAGGTGGAATAGGAACTTACACAGTAAGTGCATCGCAAACTGTTTCGTCTACTGCTATTACAGGCGCAAATACTGTTGAACTTGGTAATACAAATATTACAGGCAACCAAACAGTATCTGGAAACCAAACAGTATCTGGAAACCAAACAACATCTGGAAATCAAACAGTATCTGGCTCATTATCTGTAGCGCAAGATTCATCATTTACAAGCACAGGTGGTTTATCACTTCCAAAAGGTACAACAGCGCAACGTGTTGCTTTGCCAAATGGCGGTATGACTCGTTACAATAGTACAACTAATCAATTTGAAGGCTATACATCTGCTTTAGGCGTTACAGTATCAACATTAACTTATGTAACAACAACTGCAACACTTGTTACTTCAACTTCTCATGGGTTAGGTTCTTATGGTACTATTGTTATTACAGTAAGTGGCGCAACACCAAGCGTTTATAATGGTACTTTTTTAGCAACTATTGTAAATACGACCACATTAACTTACACATTGCCTTCAAATCCTGGTGTTAATGCTTCTGGCACAATTACTTATCTTAGCGGGTATTGGGGTGCAATTGGTAGCGGAGCGCAGGCGCAAGGCGCGGTATATGAAAACAGTCAAACTATTGCATCAAATTATACAATGAGTAGTGGAAAAAGCGGCACAAGCACAGGGCCTATTACAATCAATTCAGGGGTTACGGTAACAATACCTTCTGGCTCACGGTGGGTGATACTCTAATGGCATACGGTTCAGTTTTAACAGACGTAGTGCAATCAAGCACAACAGGTACACCACCACAATTTAATGATGGTTCAGGTACTCAGGTCGGTACACTTTGTCGAGCTTGGGTGAATTTCAATGGTGTGACGACTGCAACTATTAACGCTTCGTTCAATGTATCGTCAGTAACTAGACTTAATACTGGGTATTATCAGGTAAATTTTACAAACAATTTAACCGATGCCAATTATGCATTAGCGGGTTCAGCGCAAGACACATTGGCAGGAGTATCTTCAAACTGCCCCGGCGTTTGCATTAGTTCTTCTGATTTAAGCCCAAAAAGTACGACACAAGTAAAAATTGATGTTGTTACTGCTGGTGGCGGATCCTATGTAGATACACTTAGTATTTCAGTCGCAATCTTCCGCTAAGAGGTAAATAAAAATGGCAACGATTTTAAATGCAGTAAGCGGAACAGGTTTAACACAGACGGGTGATAGTTCAGGTGTGATAAAAGTGCAGTCGAATGGCGTGACGACTAATGCACTGGCTTGGGTGAATTTTGATGGTACAACTACTCCAGCATCAATTAGAGCGGCATACAACATAAGTTCGGTTACTCGAACAGCGACTGGGTTTTACACAATAGCGTTTTTAAATTCATTGGCAGATGCAAACTATGTGGCGGCAGGGATGACTGGAGGGTCTTCTAATGCGTATATGCTAAATAAAAATTCATCAGCACCCCAAACGTCGTTTGCATTGTACGTACACACAGGTATTCCCGGCACATCGGATAATAATGACTCCCAAGTGCAAGTCGCAATCTTCGGCAACTAATTAACAGGATAAACAATGTCAAAAATCATTGCTTTTACAAACGAACTCGGTGGGGTTTCAATCTGCGTACCGACTG